TTTTCCATTTTGAGATTTAGTGATATTTTTATGATGTTGTAGTGAATCCCCCTATGCGGAGGGGCTAAGCAACTATGTGATAGCCGATTTCTTCTACGTGCGGACCGCGGTTAGTTGGCCAACGGTTCACCGGGAGGCACCCGGCACTACAACAGGCCCCTGTAGAAATGCAGGGGCTTTTCCATTTTGAGATTTAGTGATATTTTTAAACACGTTGTAGTGAATCCCCCTATGCGGTGGGGCAAATCAACTATTTTCATGTGACACTCCAATATGCGAACCACGGTTGGTTGTCCAAAGGTTCACCGGGAGGCACCCGGCACTACAACAGGCCCTTGCAGAAATGCAGGGGCTTTTCCATTTTAGGGGATTATGCTATTTTGCATGCCGTCGCAGCGGTATAATTTGAATGCAAGTTCATGAATTATGTCAAATTAGAACGGTCGTACCGGAGCAATCCTTAAACGACGCCGGAGCGTAAACGGCAAACACCCGCTGCGACATCACTCAAATATTGTCTCTACCGTAATGGAGAGGCTTTTTACTTTCTACACATCAGATAAGCTGCCTGACGAATTGAACGGCATTGCAGAACACTCGCGTGGTGAAACAGGCAGCTTTTCGTTGTGATGAATGCGCAGGCTGATGCGCTACTAGGGTAATGGCTAACATCCGCATGATGTGCACCGTCTTGAGGCTAGAGCACGTAATGGAATCTGGGAAAGGTGCGGTTCCCCCGGAAAATCGTGTTAAGCCCAATGAAATATCAAGAACAGCCATATGTCAGCACTCTCAGCGCTGACCATCACAACCGTAGTGGGGCTGTTAACCCCCGATAAAATTTCTAAGGCTGCCAATCGGCGGCCTTTTTTTATTTCCCAAATTTAGCGCCGTGTAATCGCTCTCAAATGCCCCAGAACGCCTAGAACGCCGGCGCTAATCCTTTTATGACTTCAGCACACCCAACCAACGTTGGAGGTGGAGACTATGACAATGCCCTACAAACAAGATTTTATTGCGGCGCTGATGGCTGCCAAAGAGCAGGGCATTGGTGCCGTGCTGGCCTTTCTCATGGCCTATCTTCGCGGTCGGTACAACGGCGGTAAATTCTGGAAGATTATTGTTGATGCTCTAATGTGCGCGATGATTGCCTGGTTCGTTCGTGACGCGCTCAATTTCTTTGGGCTGAGCACGAACCTTGCTTATATCGCCAGCGTATTCATCGGTTATTTGGGCACTGATTATTTCGGTGGTCTGCTGCGTCGTGTTATCGGCAACAAAACCAATACGGGGTCGCCAGATGAAAATCAGCAATAACGGCATCACCCGGCTTAAGGGTGATGAAGGCGAGAAGCTCGAGGGGTATCGGGACAGTCGCGGCATACCCAGTATTGGCGTTGGGCATACTGGCACAGTAGACGGCAAGCCCGTCGCGCTTGGTATGGTCATCAACCAGAACAAATCTACCGAATTGTTGCTGCAGGATATCCAGTGGGTGGAGCAGACAATTAACAGTTCGGTGAAAGTGCCACTGAATCAAAATCAATATGACGCCCTGTGCAGTCTGGTCTTCAACATTGGCGCAGGGGCGTTCATTAGCTCTACGGTACTGAAACGCCTTAACCAGAAAGATTATGCCGGAGCTGCTGACGCATTCCTGATGTGGAAGAAGGCCGGTACTAACCCGAACATCCTGCTGCCTCGCCGTCAGCGTGAACGCGCACTGTTCTTATCATGATAAACAAAACCGCCATCATCTTGACCGCTGTCATCTTGCTGATTATTGCTCTGCTAATGTGGGCTGCTTTCCATTATTACGGAAAATCGGTATCAACTGCCGACCAACTCACGACCGCAGTACAGCAAAAGAAAGAAGCCGAATTCATCACCAACTCTCAGGCGCTGAGCGTCGGCATATTTAACCAGATTGCCGGAGCCACGCTCAATGACCAGAAAACGAATACCTCGGCAAGTCAGGGCCGCCAGACAATCATTAAGACGGTACTTGAAACAGCACCGTGCAATCTGGTGCTTGTTCCTACTGCCGCTACTGACAGCCTGCGCGACCACTACAACGCAGTACGTCAAGGTGCCATCAACACCGATACCGGCAAGCCTACTGCAGTATTGCCCGCCGTCCCCGCCACCTGATAACCCGCTGAGCTATGGCGGTTCTGTATTGTGGAATGAGCTACTGCTTACCGATCTGCAAAACTGCAACAACCAGCTCGAAGGCATACGCCAGATAGAAGAGGCCAGACAGAAATGATTAAGCACTTTCTCGCATGGCTGAAAAGTCTTTATTACATACCAGCCACCACGGCTGAAACCCAATCATCAGGAGACATCATGCCAGAACCATTAGTTGACACATCAGCACAGGCTCAAACCGCAGCACCTGCCAACACCAGCCTGCAATCAGACATTCCGGTCGAAGCCTCAACTTCAGCGCTGGATAAGGCCAAGGCTGAATTCGAGGCATTCGTTGCCTTTGTTGAACACGGCATTGAGGTGCTGGGCGCTAATGCAGAGACTGAGTTAGTCGCGCTGAAAGATAAATATCTTTAAGGCATTACAGAACCCATTCAGTGAGTGGGTTTGATAATGACTTTCCAATCTATTTGATAGTGAGGATTCATGAAACAGACCAAACAATTCCAACTGGCAAAGCTTTATCGTGGCGGTCAGTTCTTTGGCTTTGCTGTTGCTGTCGATGGCGAGATCATTGGTAGGCAGGTCAGCTCAAACATCGAGACTCTACCTGGTGCAATGCCTGTAATTAACGCTCAATTCATGCTGACCGAAAGCGAAGTAGAAAACCCTATAACTATTAGCTTGGATTAATTATGCCCGCACGAATCCCTCGCGCCTGCCGTCATCGTGGATGCGCAAAGACTACGGTCCATCGTTCTGGCTATTGCCCTGACCATATCAATACTGGTTGGGAGCAACATCAGCAAGGCAAGAGCAGGCATGAGCGCGGCTATGGTGTGAGTTGGGATAAGCTCAGGCCCATCATACTTAAGCGTGATAAGCATCTTTGTCAGGAGCATCTGAGGCAAGGTATCCCAGTTCCCGCGACAACGGTTGACCACATCAAGCCAAAGGCCCAAGGCGGCACGGACGATCACGACAATCTTGAAAGCCTTTGCTGGCCCTGCCATCGCACCAAGACGGCAAAAGAGAAACGGAACTGAATCAGCCTGCGGCAACCTCGGGGATGATATCTATTCTCATTCAAGAGGCGATATTAGTTGCATTTTGAATTATTGCATCATGAATGAGACGGATTCTCATCTGTGGATGCAAAAATGATGCAAAATCATGAAAATGAGACAAATTATCATTTGCGAGGGAGGGCGGGGCGAGAGTTCAGGGCCTTTCGCCTAAAGGACCGCGCCCTGAGTCTTTTTTTTACAACCGCGAAATATAAAAATTAACTGGAGCGTCTATGGCTGGAGCGACGGGCCGATCCGGTCGCCGTCCAAAGCCGACCTCGCGGAAGCTGCTGGCAGGTAATCCGGGCAAAAGAGCCCTAAATAAAGACGAACCCTCATTCACTCCAATTACCGGCGTCGAACCTCCTGAGTGGTTAGATGAGAATGCGGCCACAATGTGGCGAATGGTTTCAAAAGAGCTTTGTGCGCAACAGGTTCTATGCGCCACCGACTTACATAACCTTGAAATGTTTTGTATCGCCTACTCCAATACGCGCGCAGCACAAAACCATATCGCCGAGCATGGCATCGTTATGGCCGGTTCAATGGGCGGCCCAATTAAAAATCCTTCGCTGACAGTTCTGAATGAGGCCATGCGCCAACTTGCCTCTTTTGGGGGAATGCTTGGACTGGATCCGAGTAGCCGTCAGCGCCTGGTAGGGGCTAATAAAAAACAATCTGATAACCCCTTTAAAAACCTATGAAACGTAAAGCTTACCCGAACGTTAACGCTGCAAATCAGTATGCCCGCGATGTCGTCCGGGGGAAGATTACGACTTGCCGCTATGTGATTGATGCCTGCCAGCGCCATATTGACGATCTGGCAAGGGTGCGCAGCACCAAATTTCGCTACAAGTTTGATAAAGACCTGGCAGAAAAAGCGGCCAAATTTATTCAGCTTCTGCCGCATACCAAAGGCGAGTGGGCTTTCAAAAGAATGCCGATCACGCTTGAGCCTTGGCAGCTTTTCATTATCTGTGCTGCGTTTGGATGGGTGAAAAAAAACACTAAACTTCGCCGCTTCCGGGAGGTTTATACCGAGATCCCGCGCAAAAACGGCAAGTCGGCAATATCTGCGGGCGTCGCACTGTATTGCTTTACCTGTGATGACGAATTCGGTGCTGAAGTTTATTCCGGCGCTACGACAGAAAAGCAGGCCTGGGAAGTTTTTCGGCCCGCGCGTCTGATGTGCAAACGAACACCCGCGCTCTGTGATGCTTTCGGCGTTGAGGTCAATGCCTCTAACATGAATCGCCCAGAAGACGGGGCGAGGTTTGAACCATTGATTGGTAATCCTGGCGACGGTGCCTCTCCGAGCTGTGCCGTCGTGGACGAATATCACGAACATGAAACTGATGCGCTTTACACCACGATGCTCACCGGTATGGGATCGCGTCGTCAGCCCTTGATGTGGGGCATTACCACGGCGGGATATAACATCGAGGGGCCATGCTACGACAAACGCCGCGAAGTGATCGAGATGCTCAACGGTACCGTTCCAAACGAGGAGCTTTTCGGGATCATTTACACGGTGGATGAAGGTGATGACTGGACAGATCCGGCAGTGCTTCGCAAAGCTAACCCTAACATGGGGATTTCTGTCTACAGCGACTTTCTCTTAAGCCAACAGCAGCGCGCGATGAATAATGCCCGCCAGGCGAACGTGTTCAAAACTAAACACCTCAACATTTGGGTTTCGGCTCGCGCCGCATTCTTTAATCTGGTGAGTTGGCGGAATTGTGAAGATGAGAACCTATCGATTGAGCAGTTCGAAGGCCAGCCCTGCTATTTAGGTTTCGACCTCGCGAGAAAGCTAGACATGAACAGCATGCCTAAAGTTTTCACGCGCGATATTGATGGGAAAAGGCATTACTACTGCATTTCACCTAAGTTCTGGGTGCCTTACGACACGGTATTCAGCACTGATAATGACCAGCAAAGGACGGCAGAACGCTTTCAGAAGTGGGTAAATACCGGGCATCTTGAAGTCACAGAGGGAGCAGAGATTGATTACCGAACCATTCTGGAAGAGGCAAAGTCAGTCAACCGCGTTAATCCTGTTCAGGAATCACCGATAGACCCCCACGGTGCGACGAATCTTTCGCATCATCTGGCTGACGAGGGATTAAACCCGATAACGATCATTCAGAATTACACAAACATGAGTGACCCCATGAAGGAGCTGGAAGCGGCTATCGAGTCCGGCAGGTTCCATCATGACGGTAATCCCATCATGACCTGGTGTATCAGTAACGTGGTCGGTAAGCATCTGCCGGGTAATGACGATGTTGTCAGGCCCATCAAAGAGCAGAACGAAAACAAAATTGATGGCGCGGTAGCGCTGATCATGGCGATTGGTCGTGCAATGTTGCCGGACACCGGACCGGATATAGACGGCTTCCTTGATGACCCAATAATGATAGGTGTCTGATGAAAGAGAACAAACATCCGGGACGTGTGAAGAGCGCGCTCTTAAATTGGCTCGGCGTTCCTATCAGCCTGACAACCGGTACTTTTTGGCAGGAGTGGTATGGAACCAGTAGCAGTGGAAAGATAGTGACCGCAGATAAAGCGATTCAACTTTCAGCGGTATGGGCTTGCGTCCGCTTACTCAGTGAATCTGTTTCCACGCTGCCGATGAAGGTCTATAAGCGTGAGGCGGACGGTTCGCGGTCACTGGCCACCGATCATCCGGCTTACAAACTACTTTGCCGAAAGCCAAATTCTGAAATGACGCCGTCACGATTTATGCTGATGATCGTCGCGAGTCTGGCTTTACGCGGCAACGCTTTTGTCGAAAAGCTTTATATCGGTCAAAAACTTGTTTCCCTGAATCCACTGCTACCCCAAAACATGGTGGTTAAGCGTCTGGATAACGGGCAGCTTCAGTACACCTATACCGAGAACACTGCACAAAGGGAAATACGCCCTAATCGCCTGATGCATATTCGGGGGTTTGGCCTTGATGGTGTGTGCGGGATGATGCCTATGCGGGTCGGTCGAGATGTTATCGGTGCTGCGATGGCCGTTGATGAAGCAGCCGCTAAAGTGTTTGAGAACGGATTGCAAAGCTCAGGTTTCCTCTCTTCGAAAACCGATTTGAACGACGCACAACGAACGCGCTTACGTCAGTATTTACAGACGTTTGTTGGTTCAAAAAATGCCGGTAAGTTGATGGTTCTCGAAAACGATATGACCTATCAAAACGTGACCATGAACCCAGAAGCAGCGCAGATGCTTGAGAGTCGTGCTTTCAGCGTAGAAGAGGTTTGTCGCTGGTTTCGTGTCCCGCCATTTATGGTTGGCCATGTTGATAAACAAAGCAGTTGGGCTTCAAGCGTTGAAGGCATGAACCTTATTTTTTTGACAAATACCCTTCGCCCGCTTCTGGTCAATGTCGAGCAGGAAATAGCGCGTTGCCTGCTCGATGGCGACGATGATTACTTCGCTGAGTTTTCCGTTGAGGGACTTTTAAGAGCAGACAGCGCAGGTCGCGCGGCTTACTACACAACTGCTTTGCAAAATGGCTGGATGTCTCGCAATGATGTTCGCCGACTTGAAAACATGCCGCCGATTGCTGGTGGCGATATTTATACCGTTCAGCTCAACCTAACACCCCTTGAAGATCTGAAGGAAAACAGCCTTGCGGCCAAAGCGTTAATAGTTCGTCAAGTTCACGACGCCGTTTTCCCTGATATTCCTTTCGAACAGTCACCGCTACAACAAGCGGCTTAGGAGCATCTCCCATGACATTAAAAAGTCTTCCGGCAGCGCCGGAGGGGCGGCTCTCTGCGCGTGAAAAACGCGACTTGCCGTCTTCCGCAATGGAGCGTTGGAACGGCGGCATTAAAGCCGCAAAACCGGACGATAACAGCATTTCCATCTTTAGCGTGATAGGAGCCGATTACTGGGGCGAAGGTGTCACGGCCAGCCAGATTTCCTCCACGCTGCGTGGGCTCGCTGGGGCTGACGTCACGGTCAACATCAATTCGCCAGGCGGCGATATGTTCGAAGGGCTAGCGATTTATAACCTGCTGCGAGAATACGACGGCAAGGTAACGGTAAAAGTCCTCGGACTTGCCGCCTCTGCAGCCTCAGTAATTGCCATGGCCGGTGATGATATCCAAATTGGTCGCGGCGCTTTCCTAATGATCCACAATTGCTGGGTTTATGCGATGGGAAATCGCCATGATTTTGCTCAAATTGCCTCTGAAATGGAGCCTTTTGATAAGGCTATGAGTGACATCTACTCCGCGCGCAGCGGCTTGAGCGGCGACGAAATAGGTAAAATGATGGATGGCGAAACCTACATCGGCGGCAGCGATGCAGTGGATAAAGGTTTTGCCGACCGTCTTTTATCAGCTGATGAAATCAGTAGTGATAATGACAGCCCGTCAGCTGCTCTACGCAAGCTTGATGCCATATTGGCGAAAGCTGATACCCCTCGTTCTGAGCGTCGAAAACTCCTCAAAGCCTTAACTGGCGGCAAGTCTGGCGCTGCTGCCGAGCATGAAGGTACGCCGAGCGCTACCGATGAAATAAACCCTGAAAACCTCATAACTCTTGAAAACGCGCTGGCCGCGTTCGGCAAATAAGGAAACACCATGTCTGAAGTAAACGATATTCTCAAAAAAGTCACTGCCAGTATTGAAGAGGCAAACGGCAAGTTCAGTGCAAAGGCAGAAGAGGCACTTAATGAAGCAAAAAAATCCGGCACCCTTTCTGCCGAAACAAAAGCCGCTGTCGATAAGATGGCCTCTGAATTTAACGCAATGCGTGAAGCTGAGAAAACCATCAAAACAGCACTGGGTGAATTGGAACAACACGTTGCTCAAATGCCTCTTAGCAGTGCAAAAAGCGTTATTGAAAGCGTTGGCCACCAGGTGATCTCCGCTGAAGCGCTGAAAGACTTTGCGACCAGCATTCAGGGCAATAAGCGACTGAGTGTGCCGGTTAAGGCAGCGCTGTTAACCGTAAACGTTCCGGGCCAGATTGTTGCTCCCCAGCGTTTGCCCGGTATCGATACGGCACCGAAGCAACGTCTTTTCATTCGTGATCTGATTGCGCCAGGCACAACCGAGTCAAATACCATTTACTGGGTGCAGCAAACTGGATTCACCAACAATGCGGCGGCCGTAGCGGAAAATACCGCGAAGCCTTATAGCGATATCGTCTTCGCTGAAAAAATCACGCCAGTTCGTACTATTGCCCACATGTTCAAAGCTTCGAAACAGATCCTGGATGATTTCTCTCAGTTGCAGTCAACCATTGATGCTGAATTGCAGTACGGCCTCAAGTACGTAGAAGAGCAGGAGATTCTCTTTGGTGATGGTACTGGCGCGCATCTTGATGGCATCATCCCGCAGGCTACGGCCTACGCTCCAGCCTTCGATGTTGCCGAGCAAAACGGGATTGATGATCTGCGTCTCGCCATGCTGCAAGCACAGCTTGCACGCTTCCCGGCATCCGGTCATGTTCTGCACTTTATTGATTGGGCGAAGATCGAGTTGATTAAAGATTCACTGGGCCGTTACATCCTGGCAAACCCAGCGGCACTAACCGGCCCAACGCTATGGGGCTTACCAGTTGTAGCTACAGAATTTGCCGCCTTCCAGGGTAAATTCCTGACGGGTGCATTCAACGCGGGTGCTCAAATCTTCGACCGTGAAGAATCCAATGTGGTTATCTCCACTGAAAACGCCGATGACTTTGAGAAAAATATGATTTCGATCCGTTGTGAAGAGCGTCTCGCCCTAGCGGTTAAGCGCCCTGAAGCGTTTATTTATGGAACCTTCACTGCCCCGGCTGCTGCTTAAGCTATTCGGTAAGTGCGTAAACACCTAAAGCGGCCGTTTGGCCGCTTTTTTGTAGGAGTGTCCAGTATGAAATTAGTAGCCAATAAGCCTATTTATCTCAGGGGTGATGTTGTCCTTGCCGAAAATAGCTTTGAAACCGACGAACAGCATGGCCGTGAGTTGATTAAAAAGGGCTATGCAGCACAGTTTGTTGAGTCTGTCGATACGGACGAAGCCAAAGCAGCAGCCGAAGCCAAAGCAGAAGCGGAAGCCAAAGCAGAAGCGGAAGCCAAAGCAGAAGCGGAAGCCGAAGTATCTAAGAAAAAATAAGGCCAGCCCATGATGGATATCAGCCTCGTTAAAAAGCACTGTCGGATAGAGGACGATTTTACAGACGATGATGATTGGATTGCTGGTCGAATCAAAGGAGCAATCCGTTATGTGGAAAATTACACAAGACGGAAAATGTATAGCACTGAGAACGATGCAGGATATGCAGAAGATCGCGATGCTCTGCTTTACGGTGAGGACATTGAGACAGCAATGCTTCTTTTGATCGGTCACTGGTATGAAAACAGAGAGGCTGTAAATGTTGGCAATATTACATCTGCCTTAGATTTTGCCGTTATAGCACTCCTGCAACCTTACAGGATTTATGGGCTGTAAATATATCAGGGGAATTTATGGCATGTGCCGGATGTGAACGCCGCCGAGAGTGGCTAAAAAAGTGGACGAAAATTGCCTATGAGCGAGCAACAGCTAAGCCAACTGCTGGAGGCGATGAAAAGTCAGACAGCAGCAATGAACCGCCTGGCGGAATCGAACGAAACGTTAGTGGCGCTGATCGTCCAGAATCTTGACGATGGTGGAGATTTTGAAAAAGAAAGCACCGGGCCAACCTACCTTAGCGGCGCGCCGGTAAGGGGTTGATATGCAGGCTGGTAAACTTCGTCATCGTGTGTTGCTGCAAATTCCGGTTAATTCACAAGATCCAGAATCTGGGGCCGTCACTCCGAGTTGGCAAGATGTCAGGTATCTCTGGGCCGAAGTCACACCATTATCTGTAAGGGAGTTTATTGCCTCTCAGGCAGGACAGAGTGAAATTTCTGCCCGAATAAAAATTCGGCGTCGCAGTGATATAACGTCAAAACATCGCCTCATTTTCCGTAGCCAAATTTATAACATCGAAGGTGTTCTTCCAGACCCTGAAAGCGGACTTGAATATCTCACCTTGCCTTGCTCTGAGGGAGTCAATGATGGCTGATGGCATAGAGTTTTCACTTATAGGACTTGATAGCCTGCTGGGTAAACTGGATACCATCAGTGATGATCTGAGGCGTAAAGGTGGACGAGCTGCCCTGCGTAAAGCGGCAAATGTTATTGCCGAAAAGGCAAAGGCGAATGCCATGCGGGTTGATGACCCACACACAGGCCGAAGTATTGCCGATAATATCGCCATTCGTTGGAATGGGAAGGTATTTAAAACTACCGGTAACTTGGGTTTTAGGATCGGCGTACTTCATGGCGCGGTCCTGAAAAACCATCCGGATAAAGCCAAAAATGCGCCCACTCCACACTGGCGATTGCTTGAGTTTGGCACAGAAAAAATGAAGGCTCAGCCGATAATGAGGCCAGCTATAGCATCAGGTGCCGCAGAGGCTGTAAATACTTTCGTTTTAGAATATGAAAAGGCTATCGACCGCGCGATTGCACGGGCACAGAAAAAAGGGATTTCGCCATGATCGCACCTATTTTCACTGTTTGCTCGGCCTCAGCTGCAGTAACCGCATTGCTAGGTACTAACCTGTTACGTATTTATCCTTTTGGTCTCAAGGATGATGCTGTCATTTATCCTTATGCAGTGTGGCAGAACGTCGGTGGTGCTCCTGAAATGTACCTTGGAACTCTGCCAGATTGCGACAGCTACACCATTCAGGTTGATATTTACGCTGACACCGTTCCATCGTTGCAGGCAATTGCAAAGGCATTACGAGATGCCATTGAGCCTCATGCCTACATCACCCGATGGGGCGATCAGGATAAAGACCCTGAAACAAAACGTTATCGCTATTCATTCGACGTTGACTGGATAGTTACGCGTTAGGACCCTGAAATATTAACCCACCGGCTTAAAGCCGGTTTTTTTATGCCCGGAGAAAACCAT